TTACTATCAACATTGTTATTAATGTCAGTAAATTGTCTTAAATTAGCTTCTGAAATTATAAATACATCAGTCATTTTATAGTAAGTTTGTGTTAATTGGTTCTGGGTTTACTACCTCATTTGTGTAAGGTGTGTTTAAGATGTCAGCACGTTCAATTTGTGCTTCTAATATGTTGTCTTCTCCTACTTCACTTTCTTGTCCTGTAACAACATCTGCTTCTTCCTTACCATCACTGTATAATTTTAATTGTTCAACACCTAAAATATAATCATTACCATAGTTAATTTTAAATATTTCATCTAAACAATCTAAAATTGCTTGTTGAAATGGTTTAACTACTGTATTTGTAAACAATAAATAAGCATCCGTTGTTTCTGCTCTACCACCTAATTGACCTTCAGTTTTAATTCCTAACATCATAGGTGAAGTAATACGGTGAGCAGTTAATATCTTTTGTGTAACTAAATCGTTTATAGTTGTATAATACTCATCAGTTCCATTTGATTGAATAGGTGTAATAACTGGAGCATTTTCTGGACTATCAACGTCCATATAAATTAAACTACCAGCATTTTGAGTTCCGCCATATTGTTGACGAAGCATTATTTCAATTGCTTCTCTTTCTTCTTCGTTGGCATTAGTAAATGTAGTAATAGCCACAGAGGGAACAACACCGTTAGTAATGTTGTTAAGGTGAAAATTATCAACTTGAGCATCTAATTCTATGATTTTTAAAGCACCAACATAATCAGGTAGAGGATAATATTTCATACCTGGACGATAAGCGTAGTATACATAGATTTGACTTGGCTCGTCGTACTTATTATTTGGGTTATAAACAGGTAAGTATGGAATATCTTCTAACGACTGATTAATCCATGAATTTGTTTCATTCCAACCATCCCAAATATAATAACCAGGAACCTTACCTCTTAAATTCTTTTCTTTAGCTCTAACATAACTAAAATCAATATGATATGTTTCTGCTATTTTACTTCTGTCTTTACTCCAAATTACTTCGAAAGCAAAACCACCAAATAATTTTAAGTCTTTAGCTATTTTTTTATAAATGTCATTCCACGATTCGTTATCGTAGTTTGCGAAATCTAATGTTTCAGGCATGTTGGAAGTTAATCCATTACCTACAATTGCTTCAACGGTTGCATTTACGCAAGTGCCGTGAATTGAACTATAGTTTACTAAATCAATTAGTTTACCAGGAAAATTATTATCAGCTCCAAAACTGATAAAAAACTGATCCTTGCGCTCAATTAAACTAATGCGAGCATTTGTATCCTGTACTCTAGGAATTGTTTTAAATGTATATTTGTTACTCATTATGGATAATTGTAAGTGTAATAATAACCTCCGTTAGTGGGTAATTGATATTGTACAATACTATACTCATTACTCCCCGATACATATGCTCTTTCAGTTGACAACAGTTGTCCTTTAACAAAAGCTCCACCTCCACCCCAAGTATTATTAGTAGCAACCCATAAAGTTGCTTGAGTTCCCCAAGTACCTAAATTACCTGCTTGAGTAAATGTATAAATGTTTACATTATACTGTCCTGAAGCTGTTGGAACAGAACTACCTGTTAATTGAATTACTAACCAAGGATTTGCTGCACTAACTGTATTAGCTAAAGTAGCAATTATATTTGATGTTGTATTCTTGTTGATAGATTGAGTAAAATCTAACAATACTTGTGTTGTTCCTATAGGCGCTAAAACGTCAGGATAAACAGCGTTAGTATTAGTTGCCTGAGAATGATTTAACTGTAGCATAGGCTATATTCAACCAAGTAGGGGGTTACGCAATAAGCACAACCCCCGTTTGGTTTATTTAAAAAGATTAAGCGTAAGTAGTAATGGTAATACCACTCAAAGAGCTAGAGAATGTAGTAGCTGAACCACTAACTTCACTTGCTGGATTTGGTTCGTTTCCTGAGAATACCAAGTTGTAACCGTTCAAATCACTGAATGCAGTACCTGTATTAGCAGTACCACTCAATAACTGAGCGCCATTAACTTGGCCCATCAAGAACCAACGAGCTTCACCATCAGTTGAACCGTTTTGAGTTTCAACAATGATTTTTAAGTTCGGATTTTGAGCTAATACTTTAACTTGGTTCCTTGTAGCCTGCTGTATCTTAAAGAATACAGCGTTGATGCTTTGGTTATAAACGATAGTTCCGTTTTCAGGAGTAGCTACTAATTCTTCACCGTAGTTAGACGTTTGTCTAAATAGTTGGAATTGATAGAATATTCCTGATCCTGTAATACCGGTAATAGTACCGTCAGCAACAGTTGTAAGACTAGTAATGGAACCAGATAAAATGTAAAGTGATTTTAAACCACCTGTATTGTCGCGGCATCCTAACTGGAAACCTGATGTAATATCGCAAGGCATAATTTTATTTTTCTGGTTTTAAATTGTTGAACAAATGATTAAGCTAAATCGTTAGATACCCAGAATTCAGGATATGCGATGTTAACACCCAACTTAGTAGCAATACGGTGACGCAAAGTATCAGTATTGATATCGTACCACAACTGGAATTCAGTGAAGTCACTCAATAAATCTGTACCAGCAACGATTTGCTTAGCAGGGCCTAAAACGATACGGTTTGAACCTTGCAAACCTATAGTACCAACAACTTTAATGTTTGGTTGGAATGGGTAAGCCATTTCATACAAACCACCACGGTTAGTAACTGAATTAGGATCGAAGTAGAAGTTGTTAGCTAAACGAAGAGCAGTCAAATAGTTACGGAACAAAGTAACACTCATGAAGAAAGTCAAATCTTCACGGTCAGCAACATCAGAACTTGAAGCAGCAATAGTTTGATCCATAGTAGACAAAATGTTTGAAGTGTTAACAATTGAACCAGCAGAGCTAGAAGTGTAAGTAGGAACTACAACACCTGAAGTTGAACCAGAGATGATTACTTTCAAACCGTTTACAGCACAAGTTCCACCATAAGTAGAAGCTGAACCTGAAACTTGTAACCAAAGGAATTGGTCGTTAGCTTTTTGGAATTGGTTTACCAACAATTCGCTGTACTGAGTAGCCAAAGCGAAAGTTTCGTTGTATGAACCTGGAGCCAAAGCAGAGATACCTCAGTATTTCTTGTCAAGGTCTTTCAAACACAAAGCATCGAAAGATGTACGAGGACATACTTCGATAGTACGTTGAGAGAAGGTAGCTGATCCAGAAGCATTGCTTACGCAAGTACCATTCTGCATGAAAAGGCTAACTTCGAATAGGTTAATAGGTTCTTGGTATTTAACACCTTCTTGAATAGTGATGTATTCCATAGTTGAACCAGCATAAACCATCTTGATGATCAATTCACCTGCAATTTGGTTATTGAAATCGGATAGGGCAGAGACGTTTAAACTCATTTTGTTTTATATTAAATTGTTATTGTAATTATTTATTTTATTTGTTTTTGTTTTTCATTAATTCACGAGCTACTTTAATAGCAGTGTCGTTGGTAGCAGTTGAAAATGCTTCCATTTTTACTTTACCTGCAGCGGCCATAGTTTTACCTGAAGCAGGAGCTTTAGCCAATTCTTCAAATTTAGCTTTCATTGACTTCATTTCTTCTTTGATACCAGTAATAGCAGAAGCTACAGCTTCGTCTACAGCCATTTTAACTTTCATCATCATTTCAGCTTCAACTTCAGCCTCAGTTTTAACTGGACCAGTCAAAGTAGAAACAGGAACGTTAGTTTCAGTTACAGCGTTTTGAGGAGTAGTTCCTTGAACACCAGAAATAGATTCTTTAGCAGCAAATGCAGCTTCAGCAGCAATTATTTCTTCGTCTTCAATAACACCCAAACCGTCTTCCATAGAACTAGCTGCATATTCAGCAATTTCAGTTACGATTGATTTTTCAGTTTTGATTACTTTACCATCTTCTAATTTGTGGTATCCATCGGGAGCGTCGGATTCTTGTCCTTCAGTAGTAACTACTTTAACTTTATCACCTACCTTCAATACATCACCAGGGAAAACGATTTTGAACGCTTTGTTCTCATCGTAAACTTCTCCAAATGTTTCTGATACTGAGGCATGATCAACAAGATTAAAATGAGCTTTTACTAACTCTTTTAAATGTTCTTTGTTCATATATTAAATAATTTATTATTTGTGTCGATTTATAAATATCATAGAGAAATTACTTCTTTGCTTGACTGTAACATATAGCACTTGCTTGTCTCAAAGGGTACTCTTTACGTAGTTTTCTAATACATTTAGAAATAAATTCGTCTTTAGGTTCTGATTTTCTTACTGGAATTGGCATATTATTTATAAGTTAAAATATTATTTAAGAAGTAACCTTCAACACTAAAACCCTTAACTTTACCTGTTTTAACATATTCGTTCCAAACACGTCTGTTATCAATTTTATACATTCCATACCATTGTCCTGTAACAGGTAAGAAACCATATAGTGCTGACTTATCAGCTTCTGGATCTTTAACAATCCAAGTTTCAACTAAATAAGCATCATCAACTCTATGAGCACCGTCATGTTCAATATTAACTGAATCAACTAATTTATCTTGCATCATTTTATAGGCAATTTTTTCAATTGTTTCTTTAGAGAAAAATACTTGATATTCTTCACCTGTTTCTTCGTCAATACGAGCAATTAATTTTCCGGGTGTCATAAGTGGACCTACTAACATTTGTTTGTCTTGTAACTCAGCAGCAAAATTACGTCTTTTACCTGTTGATGCTTCGTTTACAAAGTTAGGTAAAGCGTTAACGTTAATATTAAATGATTCAGGAGCATAAGATACTATGGTTTGTAAATGTCCATCCATGTAACTTACATCGTGAGTCATGCCTGTAATTTCATCAATTTCTAACATTAAATCTTTAAAATCACTAATCAATAATGATGCTACTTCAACGTCTTCAGGCATTGCTATACCTTCTTCAATTACGTCTTCTTCTAAATCAAATATATTATCAGCAATTAAAGCAGCACTACGAATCATACCTTTAGTATCTTCGTCTACTTCCATTGATGTTAAGTGTTTAAATGTAGCAATAGCACCTGGACACATGTATAAATACTCAGTTGGATAACCAAATACATTTATGTTTAATGAATCCTTAATTATTTCTTCAATTAATTCTTTTTCAAAATTTTCTACAGGAACACAGTTAGGAACCATTCTGCCGTCTTTTTCCTTTAAACCAATTGCTTTATAACCTCTTTGACAAGCATCTTCTAGTCCTTCAAAATTAATAGGTTCGTTAGGAGCCATTTGAGGTATATTTGAAGGCAACAATGTATCACCAAATTTATTAAATTCAATGCCTGCTTGTCTTAATTTCTTCTCAGCCCAAGGTAATGCTGCTTCTCCACCCCACAATAAGTAACTGATATAACCACAAGCATTATAGTCTTTTCTACGAGTAGCTAATTCATAGTTTCCTTTTTGACGAATAAGAAATGCTCTCATGCGTTTAATAGTATCTAATGATAACTTTTCTCCGTTTACTAATTGTTGTGCTCTTACTTTACCTACTTGGGTGGCACATTTCATGTTATTTTTTTCGTTTAATTCAATACCACGTCTTGCTGCATCAACGGCTGCTTGAGGATAGTCGTTGTAGGTCATTTCTGCCATATTAACTTTATTGAATGCAATAAAATCAGTTTCTATAGCAGGTGATTCAACTAATGCTACAGCATCTACACCTGAGAAAGCGGTATCATCTATTTTTAATTCTACGATTTTCATTATAATTTACGTTTTTGGTTTAATCTTGCTTCAGCAGTTTGAGCATCAGTAACATCACCTGCCAATACATATGTTCTAATAATAGGTGTATTAACTCCCCCTTGTTGTTCTGATCCAGCTGTTTCTCCAAATCTTCCTCCTCCACCTGAAGGTGGTGCTAATCTAGGTGGTAATATATTTGTTCCTCCACCACCAAAACCACCACCAGAGAATGGATTAACTACACTTGATCCTCCTCCTCCACCAACAGCACCAAATCCACCTCCACCACCACCTGATAAAGAAGTAGATTTAATTTGATTAATTCTAGCTGCTGTAAATGCTGTAGCTAAAGCTGCTTCAATGTATGGTTGTGCTGGAAATAATATAGATTTAGGGTTAGCAGCTGCATTACTGAATATTCTTAATACCGCACTTGCTCCATCAATTAAAGCAGCAGCAACAGCAAAATCTTGTTGTATTTTAAATGTTCTTTGAGCTTCTGCTTCTAATTTGTCGTTTCCAGCTGCTGTTATTTTTTCTAATTCTTCTTGACTAGCACCTCTTGCTTTAGCTAATTTTAATTCAGCTTCAATTTGTTCATTTATAGCATTTGTTCTTCTAGTAGCAGCCGATTCATAAAATGTATTTAAAGTACTTGTAAAAGAAGCAGCGGCATCTAGATAAAATTGACTTATATTAGCTAATCGTTGTATATCTTCTTGATCTAATTTAGCTATTCCTTCACGTATATTTTTTTCTTTATCTGCCTGAGCTTTACGAACAGCAACAATATCTTCAGCAGCTTTTTTAGTAATTGCTACTTTCTTTTGTTCTATTTCTTCATAGCTTTTAGTAAATTCTTTTTGAAGACGATCTATTTCTTCTTGATTACCTGCAGCTTCTACTATTGATTTATTAAAACTATCTTGTAATTCTGTTTGTAA